GGTATCGCTAAATTATCAATTGACAAATACAATGTTGACTTTAGAGTATATCTAAATGGTACAAGCGCAAATGCATATTACTATGGTGGTACAGGCTTTGTAACAAGTCTAGCACCAACAGTAAGTCCAGATGCCCCTGTTTGGGTCACACCATTAACAATTGCTGTTGATGGTCCTTTAGCAGTTGCAACTGTATAATTTGCATTAATAAAAAACATAGGGATGCTAGTCATCCCTATTTTTATATGAGGTGAACAAATGAACGATGAAAATAAATCAAACGAAACACAGATATGGATTAAAACAACAGAACAAAGACTTGAAGCATTGCTTGCAGATGAAGCCAAGCAGGCTCCAATGTTACAAGATGTACTAAATACAGTTAAGCAATTAAAAGCGAAAAACAGTTTTCGTATTGCTATAATCAATCAATTAATAGAGGAAAAAAACAAATGAAACTAAGTCAACTTGTTGCTAAACCGCAACTCATCAAAGTAGAATTAAACGACGAAGAAGTGATCAAAGAGTTTGGAGAACCATTAGAGTTCTACACTTACGATAGACAACCTTTGGATGTCTTTATGAAGTTAGCGAATGCAACTGAAAATCAAGGCTCAACTATTATTGAAACAGTTCGTGATTTGATTTTAGATGAAGATGGCAAGAAAGTATTAACGGATGAAAACATGTTACCTACATCAATCCTAATGAAGGCGATTAGTAAGGTAACAGAAATGTTGGGAAAGTAACAAGCGGTAAGTTAGATCCAGAGTCAAGAGAAATGGCTCTGATTCTAACAATTGATATGTTAGCAGATAGGTATAAAATGTTACCTAATCAAGTGTTAGAACAAGCAAACACTTTTGATCTGTTTATAATGGATGCCGCATTAACATACTACAGTTACCAACAAAAGAAAGCAAGTGGCAATATGCAAGACATATATGCTACCGAAGATTTGTTAGACATTATGAATAGGGCCAAAGACAATGGCAGGTGATATAAAATTTAGTGTTAAAGTAAATGATAAGATTACTACCGATCTTATTAGAAAACAACAACAGATAAACAAACTTCCAGAACAAGCATTCATGTACTGGAAGAGTATCACACCTATTGATAAAGGTAATGCTAAACGCAATACAACATTTAATAGAGCAAATGAAGAAATAGTTTCTAATTACCCATACGCTGAAGTGCTTGATCAAGGTAGAGGATTTAGAGATGGCAAGATGCGTGGTAGTAAGCAAGCACCAAAAGGTATGAGCAAGCCAACAGAAGAATACATTGCAAAACAACTACAAAAAATAATGAGGAAATAAACGATGGCTGATTTAACATATACAGTTGGCGTAGAAACAACTGGTGCACAACGAAATCTAGAAACATTAAAACAAAAAATTGACAAAGTTCAAGATAGTTTTAGTGGTTTAAGAGCAGCCATTGCAAGTCTTGCCATAGGCGCAGCGATACAACAAGTAGTAAGTTATGCAGATAGTATTGATGATCTAAGCAAAGCAACAAACATTGCAATTGCAAACATTATTGGATTTACTAAAGCAGTTCAACTAAATGGTGGCGATGCTGAGAAAGCACAGCAGGGTCTAAACAAATTTATACTGAGCATTGCTGAAGCAGCAGATGGTAGTGAAGCAGCACAAGGAGCATTTGCTAAAGTTGGTGTTACACTTGATGATTTACGATATCTAAGTGAACAAGATTTATTAGCAAAGACTGTACAAGGTTTAAGTGGTGTTACTGACATAAGTAAACGAGCCCAATTAGCAACTGAGTTATTTGGTAAATCATTGCGTGGTGTTGATGTATCTGGGCTTGCAGATAGTTACCAAAAAGCAACGGCAGAAAGTCAAAAGTATGCAGAAAGTTTACAAAAAGCCAGTGAACTAAATCAAAAATTAGAAATTGCAGTTGGTAAATTCAAATTAGCATTACTACAAGCAATTGAACCATTTGTCACATTCATTAACAAAATGGATGATGAACAAATTGGTAAGTTCATTGAAAGTGTTGTACAATTAGGTGTTGCAATTGGTGCGTTAGCAGCAGCCGCTACTGCAATTGAAAGTTTAATTAAACTAATGGGCTTCCTAGGTGGTAGCGCATTACTACTTAAAGGTGGCTTTGACACACTAAAACGAACAGTAGAAATTGTTGGGTGGCAATTTGGTACAAAGTTACCTAGTGAAATTAGAAAGGGTGTTAATCCATTTGAAGCATTAGGTACGACGATCAAAACAGTTGCTACAAATCGTATGCCTTTCTTATTAAGTGCTATAGGTCAATTAGCAAAAGGTATGTTAGGTTGGTCTGGTGTTATTCTTGGTGTTAATGAAGCATTAAAACTAATGACAGGTCAAGGTATTCTTGATTGGCTTGGTAACTTCTCACGATATGTTGAAGATGCTACAAAGAAAGTTCCATTATTAGGTGATGCGATTGCCAAAGTTAATCGTTTGATGGGTGTGCAAAGCACTCAAGCCAAAGAAGCAAACGAACGCTTAATGAAAGCGTTAGAAGAAGATAAGAAACAAGTCATTGCCATACGCTTAAAGCGTGAGGAAATGGAAAGACAACTTAAAATTCAGCGTGAAGTAAAAGCGGCAGATGAAGATAAACTTAAAGGTATTGATAAGTTAAGCAATGCTTTCCGTGATCAAAACAATCAACTCATACAAAACCTAAAAATGGAAACTGAGTTATTAGGTAAGAGTGATGTTATTATAGAAACTGAAAGAGCAAGAGCCGAAGTAGTTCGTAGAGCAACAGACGAAATTAAAAAACTTCAAGATGCAAAAATGAAGTACATAGAGACTTCTAAAGGTGGACCAAACAAACAGGTACTTGCTGCATACGATGCTGAAATTAATAAGGTAATGGATCTTGTTAAGATTGACAAAGAGCGTGTTGCTAAAGAGGTTCAGAGTTACCAATTGCGTAAACAAGAAATTGAAGAATTTAATAAACAACTAGAAAAACAAAAAGAATTAGAAGAAGATATGAAACGCAAGGGTGAAGAACTCACCTATGTATATCGTGCGTTAATAAGCCCAATTGAAGAAGCAACTAAGTGGGATCAAATCAGATATGATAACGCTGTTAAGATGCGTGGGCAAAGTGATTACGCAATTGAAACTGCTAATCAAATATTAGACCTACAAGAAAAACAAGGGCAAGCAGTAAAGTATATTGCAGTTAATACCAATCTAACATCTGAAGCACAGAAGATGCTAACAGAACAAGTCACTGTTGCATACAATACACAGATTGAATTAACAAAGAGACTAAGAGAAGAACAGTACCAATATGAAAGAATGTTTAGTACGGGTTGGACTAAAGCATTTAACGAATATGTTAACAATGCTACCAATGCTGCAAGACTTGCACAAGAGCAGTTCCAAATCTTTACAAGAACAATTGATAGTGCAATTGATCAGTTAGTAGAGAATGGTAAGATTAGTTTCAGAGACTTAGTAGATAGTTTAATTAAAGAATTATTAAAAGCAGAATTAAAAGCAGCAATTGGACAAGTTGCAGGCGCAATGGGTTCTATTACTGGTGGCGGTGGCGGAGGAGGCGGTGGTAACTTCTTAAGCACATTATGGAATGTTGGTAAGAGTTTCTTAGGCTTTGCAGATGGTGGATCACCCCCAGTCGGCAGACCAAGTATAGTTGGTGAGCGTGGCCCTGAATTGTTTATACCAAAGAGTGCTGGAACAATTGTACCAAATCATCAATTAGGCGGTGGTACAACACATAACACATACATTACAAATAACATTAGTGCAGTAGATGCTAAGAGTGTAGCACAACTGTTTGCAGAGAATCGTAGAACATTATTAGGTACAGTTCGTGCAGCAGAAAAAGAATTACCATATCGTGTGTAATAGGAACGAATAAATGAGTTTACAATACATTATAAACAACAGCGATGGTATAACAATTGATCGTCGTAAGATGGTTGGCATACAATATACGAGAAATCAAATACCTCGCATTAGTGAAACACCTACAAAGAATCCATGGCGCTTTAGAATTTCTATGCCCAACTCAATGCGATACGGTGAAGTCAGAAGTGTACTAGAATCAATTGACAATTTAGATCGTAGATTACCAGAAGTAATTACATTTGGTAACAATCCTAAATTAGCATGGTTATTTCGTTATCAGGGTCAAGCAAATATATCACAACTAAGTAATATTACTGTAAGTAACTTTGTTGGTAATCAATTAACATTGCAGAACTTACCTGTTATGGCAGCAAGCAATTTCTTATTCAGAGCAAACGATTTGATTCAATTAAGTGAGTATGCATACCCATTTACAATTGTAAATGATGTTCCTCGAGGTAGTACTGGTACAGTCACAGTAACAACTAATAGACCAAACATCTTAACAAATGCAGTCATTGGGCAAACTTTAAAGTATGGTGCAAATTGTGAGTTTACATTATTTTGTACAAACATGCCAACATATAAATTAATACCAGGTGGTAGCACATATGTTGATGGTGTGTTAACAGGTAATGCGTTTATTAGTTGGGACAGCGAATTTGAATTATATGAATATGTGGGACTATCATAATGGCAAGCGTAAAATTACAAACCAAATCAGTAACAATTGACGATAGTGAGATTGTTTCTGAACAATCTACTGATATTTTTTTTCCTGCAGTCTTACATATAATACCACAAATAGAAACTGAAGGTAAAACATTAACAGAAATTTTTAATTACAGTAAAAATAAATGTCAGAATTGCGGTGAGCAAATGGTAGACAATCAATGTTTAAGTTGTAGTGGAGCATAATAATGACAACAGTTATTCCAGCAGTTGATAATAAACCATATATTAATAATGCAGAATTTGTAAAGATGACTGTATATAATGCTAATAATGTTCCTACAGTTTACACATTTAGTTCAAGTTATAAAAGCGAAGTAATTAATGGACTTACATATTCAGCATTAGGTGGGTTATTATCAGTTGGTACACATCAAAGAGATATAAGAGTTACCAGTTCTGACACAAGCATAATGCTTAGTGGTATTGGTTCAGATAACATTTATGTTGTGTTAGCCAATAAATTAAAAGGTAGTTTAGTAGAAATTTATCGCGGCTTTTATAATCAAAATTATGTATTGCAAAGTACTGTGTTAAGATTTAATGGTGTCATTACAAGTTATAGTATTGTAGAAGATTATAATCCAATTGATAGTACTGATGCATTTAGTATCACAGTTAATTGCAGTAGTTATAAAACAATATTAGCAAATAGAATTGCAGGTAGACAAACTAGTCCTAATCATTGGAATCAATACTCAACTGTACCTGCTAATAAAGATAGTGTAATGATTAATGTACCAAACTTAATTAATGCATACTTTGATTTTGGTATGCCTGTAGCAGATAAAGGTAAGTAATGCAAGTTCGTACTGCAACTAAGTTTGATATACCTATACTATTAAATATGCTTGGTAAGTATCGTAGTCTTACGCCATTAGAATGTTTGAGCAATAGTAGTTTAGATAAAGCAGAAAAGATATTAACACACATTATTGCAGGTGCAGGTGTTGCAATCATTGCAGAAAAAGATGAACAACCAATTGGTATGATGCTTGGTATTATCAGCGATAACATTTGGGACAATGATATATTGATGCTTAAAGAGTTAGCGTATTGGGTTGATGTAGAAC